GGCTGGTGTGTCTGTTAATCCTACAAATGTTGATCCTGAGTCATCTGCTATGATGAATTTACTTGTGGTTGAATCATATTTCAATATCTTACCATTTGCTACACCAGTTGTATTAACATCTGACAGTGCATTTATAGATAAGGCACTTGTATCAAGATTCAAAGTAACTGAGCCAGAAGCACCACCACCTGAAAGGTGTGTGCCTGCTACAACCTCTGTAATGTCACCAGCATAAGTGGCTGACCAACTTAATGCACCTGATCCATCTGTGATCAACACTTCATTGGCATTACCATCGTTGTCAGGTAATGTGAAGGCCACATTGGCCGCAAGTGTTGTTGGTGCTTTGATTGATATTCTATGGACACCGTTGTCTGATGCCTCTTTTAATACAAGGCTACCTACTGCCGCACCACTCGTGCCAGCAATCTTTAGATCACCTTGTATGTCAGGATTCAACACATCAATTTTATCTGTGTTTAGATTGATGAAGTTTGAGTCCAACTCATTGTGAGTAAGACTTGATCCTTTGTTTAAGTTTGAGCTTGTTACTGTTGTAGAAGTCAAACTCCTTGTGGTAATGTTAGCCATCGTTTATCTCCCTTTCAAGATTACTCCATAGTAATCGTTAAAGCACCAGCATTTATTTGCATAGTGTCTCCGGCTGTAACCGTTTTGGCCACTGTAAGAGCACCGTGAAACAATAAGTTACCACCTGTCAAGGCATCGTAGATACCAATGTGAGTCACTTGAGCATTGTAATTTGCTGTCGCTTGTGGGAAAACGATCGCCTGATCGTTAGTCGCACTGTTACCAGATACCGTAAATGTCAGTGTGTCTGAAGCATTTGATCTGGTATAAGATCCCAATGTGATCTCTGTGCCTGTGCCAGAGTTGTCATCTGTTGGACCTGCTGTAGAGTGTAAACTTACAAAAATACCATCTGAGTTGTTGTTACCTGAGTTGGCCGCTGGTGGTGTGTATTCAGCACCGCCATTGTTTTTGAAGATATGATTCAACAGCTTGTTTTCCAAATAGTTTGAAGCATTATTAGCCATTTTAAGTCTCCTTTATATAAAGTTAAATTCTTAATATCAATTGATATGTGTATTTATATGTTTCTCACACGATGTATAGTGGTCTTAGAAACTTTGTATCGTTTGGCCAGGGTGCTCAGTGTTTCATCACTGGCCCTTATCTCTTTGACCTGCTGGGCATCAAGTTTCCTCACGAATCCCTGCCTACCAGCACTTATCATATCAGCCATATTTTGTTTCTGTGAGCCCAGACACAAATGAAAAGGATTCACACATTTGGGGTTATGGCATAGATGCCTTATGACCTTGTCTTTTGGTATGTTTTTTTGGTTGTGTATCCGCCAACTGGCCCTGTGTGCCAACTCCTTGCCAAATCTGCCGTAGCCTGACTTGTATTTGCCTTGCCACTTCCAGCAGTGCTTTCTTGGGTCTTCTGCTTTTGGCCATTGAAACCAGCTATAAAACTGCCAGGCTTCAAGATACCAAGGATCTTTACAGGGTGTGATTTTCATATGATTCTCTCTGCTCCATAATATTTATTGGATCAGGCGGCGATCCTTACCTGGTGGGACAAGCCCACGAAACAATTGGCCAAAGAGAAAAAGCGAAGCCAAGAGATATGAAAAGGCGACAGCCTTTTTGGTTGACTGCGAAGCAGTTGACCAGACAACGAGACACACAAGCAGAGTGATTGAGCACTCACACCGCGGGCCAAGTGAATATCATTCAGTTTCACTTATGTTATAGCTATCTATCATATTCTATTATTGTGTCATCATACCTGATCAAATGCTAAAGCATTCAATCAACAACCCCTCTTCAATGGGTTGTAGTTGTTAGTTGTTTCTCTATTTGAAGTAGTAAGATACATTCAGAAAACCAGAAAGTGCTTTTTTACCAGACCACATTGTTTATCGTATCTTGTTTATACCCTTGACTTGGTCTGCTGTCTCAATGTTGTGAGTTTGAATAACTGCCTGTCGTGTTTACACGGCCTAACACCTTATCATCAACATCGTATAATCCACTTACATCGTTATTTCGCGATACCGCTTCTTATACGGGTGGGTCTTTCCTTAACCCCAATGTTTCATTATACTATTTTCAATCTGGCTTTCGCAACCTTTTTTTCTGGTAATTCACCTTTTATAACATCAACACCACCCACAGCCACTTCTATAGTGCCCAACTTGGGTTTGGATGATCCCATTTTGACCTCTATGTCCTTTTTGTCCTTTGGTTTCATTATCTCCCAATTGGTCCTTTTGAAGTAGCCACTGTTGTATCGCTTGGCATAATTTATGTCAGCCAGCTTAAACTCCCAGTGATCGTTATACACTGAATCCTTTATTTCTCTCTTGACCCACACGAGATTGGTCTTGCCCGTTGCGGCCTTTGGTATCTTTGTTGGATCTGCCTTTTTTCCCATAGTAATGTTATTTATAAAATAACGAAAAAATCACGACAAAACGGTTGATATTTCTTTCTTTTTAGTATATAAATAATATTAGCATTGTTAACTTAGGCATAGTTATAGTGCTCCCTAAAGATAGATCTAATCTATCTGCTTAAGAAGAGTTGTGTTTCCTACTGCCATAGTCGCAACTCCTATTACTTAAAACGGTCCTGCTACTTTTGGCCTAACACCTTAGTAGCACGGCCGTTTTTTTTATGGGTATAGTTATACCCAGAAGGTGCTTAAACCCCACTGTGTGTGCTTCTATGTGCTTCTAAATTATGAAAATATGATGGTTTTATATTGATTGTAGTAATATTCGTCATCTTCTACCTCATATGCTTCATATCCATAAAAGTGTAATAGATACTCACAAAAGGTGAATCTGAATAAAGGTGTGCTGAATTTTAGATCTGGTATTGCTTCGAGATTAAGCGAAGAAAGTCGCGATGACATTTGAAGCCGCCAATATAACGATACCAAAAAGTATTGACCAAACCCTTGTGTCAAGTTTCTCAATCTTTCTGTCCATTGATCCCATCGTTGATTCAATGTGGGCGAGGTGATTATTTTTTATAGTCTTTATGTCCGTGGAGATTATCTTGGTGTCTATTTCAAGCTGAGTTAGTCTAACTTCTGCTTTGGCTTTTTCTAACTCAATCTTGTCCATTAAACCCCAATCCATTTTTTGATCAATTTCCAAAGTTGTTTAAATGGCCATTTGATCACGGACCAAACCCAATTTGTAATTTTACATACTCTACATTTCATATGTTAATCTCCTAAGAAGCATCCACCGTAGCATCTGTGCCACCATCTGCAGTTGAGTTGAAATATTTCCAAGCACTGCCATTGTAGTAGATCATTTGATTCTGTGTGTCGCCTGCTCCATCCGTTGTTAAAAATGCCATATCACCTTGTTGTGGCGATGCTGGTAAAGAAGCATAAGCTACTGGTTTTAAGTTGATAAAGTTTTCAATTTTGACCATAGAGGTCGCTGATTTGACAGTAAGGTTGCCTGAAGCTGTGCTGACAGCTGTAACGGCGGCTGATATTTCGCCTGAGCTTTCTATCTTAGCGGCACCACCAGCAGTCCCTAAACCATCGATTACAGCAGTCAGCTCGTCAAGAGCGGCTTTTAAATCAGCCCTTGCATTTGCTGGTGAATCTGTAGCTTCGTTTAAATTTGTAGTTGATACATTACCTGAATTGCCCCAAGCCATATGTATGCCTCCTTTAATTTTATAACATTATTTATTAAATTTCTCTGGGTCTTATAACACCATCTTCAAACACATCTATAACGGGAGTGCCGTATGCCAATATGTCTATGGTGCCATCAGTTTCAGCAACTGAAGATCCATCGTATTTCAATAATCTCACCGTCTTGTTTGCTTTGCTTACCGTCTGCGGTGACAACACATCACTGGCTCCTGCCTTGTGTGCTGATAGAAATAAGCCCTTTAAGTTTGTGATCATTGTGAAAGGTATGACCCTCGCTGACACTGAGCCTGTAAATGTGCTGGTGTCTTGATCATATAATTTTTCTTGTTGGTATACGGGATTCTCAAACAAGATATACAAGTTGTTTAGACTTGGTGCCAATCTCTTGTCTCCTGCCGCATTGAAGTTTTCTACATACACGGTCACCCTCACATAACGAGCAGTGAAGTCAGTGTATTCTGATATGTAACCTGGCTTACACCAATTCAACACCCAAAAGTGTGTCAGTGTGCCAGTGTCTGTGTTATCTGCTGTGTAAGGTGCTATGGTTGTAGCACTACTCATATCAGCATTGTTTGAATATTCTATTGTGACCAAACTATCACCCGTGGTGCCCACTGTTATTCTTGGCACAACTGTCTTCACACTGCCAAAATCAATTACAGCAGTCTGATACCTCAATGGCACACCAGGTGCCCCACCATAACTTGCTCCTGTGTATTGTGTCCAACTGTCATAAGTGCTCCAACCATTTGAAAGGTCTGCCCAAGTGGCCGTGCCATCTACTATTAATACATTATTTTCTACATATCCGTTGCTTGGCATTATGCGAATCCTCCTGAAGTGGCATCTGTCACACTAACAGTCTGTGATGTTGTGCCTGTTATCACGGCTGAGCTTGACTGTAGCAGTGTGCTATTCACACCCTTCACAGCATATATCTTAAAGTTTACACTGTCTCCAACCGCAAGTTTTTGTCCGCCTATACTATAAAATTTGTCTTCACTCTTACCTGTTTTGGCCGCTCTCTGTGTTTCACTATCTGTGCCGCCATTTATGTTTAAAATAAATCTTATAGCAGTGTTTAGGCCATCTGCTTCAGTGATCTCAAATTGTATGAAAGCACCAGAGCTATCTGCTCCTGATGTTGTGTCAATGGTCGTGCCTGCCACAAAAGAGTCAGTTGGTTTGAATATGTTGTCAGCCTTGGCCGCTTGTATTGGTGATAGATCAGTATCTTCTTGTTGCTGTGTGACATCATAAATGTCATTTTGGTGCTCAAACAGTGTAAGATCAACTGTGCCATCATAATTTAATCTCTGTGATATGACTCTAAACAGCTTTTCATTGAATAGATAGTTTTCTGCTGTTGGTCCTGACATATCTCCCAATTGTTTAAATTTATGTGTGAGTTTTATAAGCTCACCAGCAACGATGTTTTGTCCTTCATTGCTTACTTTTATTGACACGGTGACTTGTTTCCTTGATCTTCTCACCAAGTATTCAGCAAAGTCCAGAGCTCGCTCTCTACGAGTTATACCAGGTGCCCCTATGTCCAATATCAATGGCTCACCATTGTCTTCTGAATCAATGGTTGTAGTTGGCAGGGCGAATATTTGTGTATCACTTTCAAAATCTTTTTCTTCATTTGCGAAAGTGACCTTGGCCTCGTTGTATCTGGCATTCTTGTCATCACTGGTGACAGCGATGGCACCTATTATGTGCCGGTCGTCTATGAGTTGTAAGTCGCCTGGTGATGATTCAGCGGTCTCAATGTTTAGTGAATATCTCCCATTCACATAAGGTAAGAAACCTCTACAGCTTTGCATAATTTTTTTAGTGTTTTCAAACATAGTCTCATTGGTGTCTATGACATCATTACACAACAAGAAAGTGGCTGTGCCTAAGCCCTCTCCAAAGTTTGGTGTCTGGTTACAAACACCTCTTGCTGTATGAAAGTCCGCAAAATTAATTCTATTGTCATTCAGTCCCTTACCATATCTTGTATTTCTTAAATAATCTAATAAACAGTCTGCTGGGTTATTTGAATATGCGAAACTGCCAATTTCACCTTCATATGATGAAGTGTTGTTTGATGTGTCCTTAGAAGCATAAGAAGTTAATACTTTCTTACCCCTGACTATAACATTGATAGTTGGTATGCCACCCCAGGGATTGAATACGGTTTGCTCACCTTCGTTTTCCTGATCAAACTCTGCTTTGACCCATTCAAACCTACAGGCCACATAAGCAACACCTCTCAACCTATGATCATCTGTCCATAAGTTGTGCTCTTTCAATAGACTTGAAGCTGATTGGTCTTCTGATCCTGTAAAAAATTCAAAGCTGGCCCTTGAGGCACCATTGACATAGAAACTTGAATCTCCTCCACCAAATTTGGTCTTATTGACTGTCCTTACACCACCTGTGGCGAAACTGCTCAGCTCCTGTCTCTCATCATTTATGTATATGCCTTGAAAGCTGTCTATCTCACCTTCAGCTACAGCCAAACAAATATATAGATACTTGTTATCTGTGTCACCTGATCCCACGAATACTCTCACACCACCTATCTTTCTCTCACCATACACCACTGGTATCTTCGCGACATTTGATTGCTTGTTTACTGTTATACCTTGTAGAGAGGCTTCAAAGTTTTCACCACCTGTGAAAGAAGGCATATCATAACTCATACCAAAGATACCTATGAAGCCACTAACTAAACTTGATACACCTGAGATGATGCTACGACCTAAATCTACTGCACCTTTAACGAAACCTTTTACGGCCTTCTTAACTGCTTTTGCGGCTGATTTTATTGGATTACCTTTCATCTCAGTGATTGGTCCATTATACTCGTAAGAATCCTCTTCGATTACTTTACCATCTTTGTCCCAAACTATTTTTTTGTAGATCTTCATTTTAAATTCTTTCTGTAATTAACATTATTTAATTCATATCCCATCTTTCTGAAAGCACGATTCAAATATTTTTCTTTGCCAGGCTTCTGTATGTAACCCACATTCACTGAATTGACACCTTTATTTTCAGCCCACATCTCAAATGCTTTTATCAGCATCTTACCAAAATTCTTGCGACCATATTGTCCATCGTGGTTATTCACAAACCAGTGATATATCACAGCATCTGGCTTTTGGGTCATAAAAAGATTCTCTAAGCCACCTGTTATGTAACCAAACGGTATGTCAGATTCTTCAACCAACACATAGTTAAATCTGTCACCCCTACCCAGGCTGTGAAATATAAAGCTCTCACAATAGTCAATTGAAAAACCGTCAGTTGTGTGAAATATCTGCTCATACTCCATCTCACCCAGACACACACAATGAGGTATGTCGTATAGCTCAGCTGGTCTTAAGTGTGTTATGATCTTGGGCCCCAATGTATGTCTCCTATCATTGCTGAAGCATATTGAAAGCCTTTGTCACCACTAAATTGCACACTGCTATCGTATCGCTTCGTGGCCCTTTGTGATGTTGAATTTGTTATTCTACCCTGCTTCTGCTCAAAGTTGGCCCAATGTGTGGCCACACTAACAGAGACCGTTGAATTATTGGCCGCTTCGTTAAAATTCCAATTACGGATCAAACCGTCAAATAGTGTGAATGTGCGGTTGGTCTCAAAAGCATCACCGTTGAAGAAACTCCTATATATGACCACTCGCTTATTCACTATGTTGTAGTTTATAAGGTCATCTACTAATGTGGTATCAACACCTGATAGACTTAGATTGATCGCATTCACTTTTATTTGTGTTGTTTCAGTTGTTGAGCTAAATGTAAGAAAGTCACCCACAGCCAAATAAGTGTTTGAGCCTGAATCTGGTGCCGTAGCACTATCATAATCTATATCTGTAAAATTATCTGTGAAATAAAGTGTTGGTGTTATATGGACTTCTACAAGGTGTGCTACTCTTACTGAATCTTGTTGTAGCGATCCAGTTTCACTTCCATTGAATAAGTCTGTGTTTACAAATCTGGCCATTACACAGCCTCAAAAAATTTAAATTTTAGATTACTGAATCTATCTGGTCCCATATCATAGCCAAATACATCACCATCAAGTCTCACCGTAAGCTCAAAGTTTTCTTTTGATTCAACAGTGTGCGAAGCTGTGACCACAGCAGTCAGTCCTGGCTCAAATGTCAGTGTGTTACCACTACAAGCTGTGACCATATATGCTTTATTGTGATTAGTTGGTCCTGAAAATTTTATCATATCACCTATACCAAACTCATTGCTACCAACAGTTGTAACGGTCCTACCGCCCACACTGTTACCAGCACTCAAAGCCTCAGAGGCTGATTGTGTGCCTGTCACCGTAGTTAAATTAGCTGGTGCTATCGTGAAAGAAGTGAAAGCACCTCTCTTTGATATCAAGAATCCATATATCTTTCTTGTTTCAGTTTCTGTCATTGGTGGCATATCAACCTGTCCTGACCAAAACTGTCCGCCAAAGCTTCTGACCTGGCTTCTACCTGATAGAGATGTTGTAACAATAGTAGATTGATTTGATTGTAATTGTAAAGCCCTAATATCTACTGTTGCGGGCAATATGGCATTAAATTCTGCTGGCATTATATCTTAAATCCTTTCTCCCAGGCTTTGAGTGACCAAAAAGCTGGTGATAAATTCTTCTGTCCTTTTACCTTGTCCAACACGGCACCCATTCTGGCATTGAAACTTCTCCTCCTTGTGGGATTATTTCTACCTATGCTCATACCTTTCTGTCCAAAGTTAATCTTATTTACATTACCGGTGTCTTTGTTTCTCACAAACACCTTAAATTTTTTAACATCACCTCTCATTGGCTTGTTTAGTGTGACATCTCTGCCTTGATACTTGGCCATTATGCTGTTATACTCCTACGACCACCGTCATTGACTGCTTCATTGACTATACTAACTATGGCATCTCTCTGCTCAGCTAAAGCACCTTGAAAGCTACCAGAATCTATTGCTTCTACTCTGAAGTTTACGACCACTTGTTGGCCACCCAAATTATCATTTGGTATTATGTTACCATTTTGGCTTGGACTAAACAATTCTGGTCCTTGCTCTCCAACAAGATAGCTCTCACCTTCTCTGACTGGACCACCAAATCTCCTTGGTTGAAAATCACTCAAGCTATCTATCATTCCATTGAGCAACATTGGGTTAATTCCCGCGGTTGACTCATTGTTGAGGTTACCCAATTTATGATTTGGTATTATGTTACCATTTTGATCTGGGGTAAACAATTCAGGTCCTTGCTCTCCAACCATATATGTCTCGCCTTCTCTAACTGGCCCACCAAATCTTCTACCAGTGTATGTCTGTGATCTGATAGCATTAACCTGTGCCATACCTGCCGCGATCGCACCAGCAACATATATGAATGAGATTGGAGGACCTGGCGGGAAGGTAAGTGCCTTGGTCGCCGCACTATAAGTTGCGATCAATGCCTGTCCTATTTGGTATGCTTTGTAAGCCTCAAATGCCTTCTTATTGACCTTGGCCATATTCGCGAGTGCTTCTTCACCTTGTTTCTTGAAATATGCTGTCTTGTCTCTCTCGTATAATTCTTTTAATTCTGCTTCTCTACGAGCTGTGTCAGTTTTTTGACCTGATGCTTCTAATTCACTTTGTATCGTGCTTATTCTTGCTTCTTTTTCAGCTTCAGCTATGGCTTTTAATTTCTTTTTCTCTAATGCTTCAGTAAGTTTGGCATACTGCACCGCTGTAAGGTAACCATCTCTATAGCTATTCTCAATTATTCTTTGTCTATTATCATACTCCATCTCTAACTTACGAGTTGAGTCATTTAATATATCAGCGAATAGTGTGGCCGCTTCCATCTGTTTGGCCAAGTCATCATTGACAGCTTTCTCAACAATTTGCATTCTCTTGTTGACAGCTTCAAGTAGAATCCTTATTTTCTGATCTTCAATCCGTTTATATAATTGTCTTTTATTGACCAACTTGATCTTTTCATCTTTGTCAGATGATTCAATCAAAGCCAACTCTGTCTTGTGATACTCTTCAAGTATCTTTAACTGTTTCTGTTTCTCGTTGTCAATGGTTTCTGTTTCACTCATCAGGCTCTCTTTCAACCCTGTGAATGCTTTCTGATTGGCTTCTGCCTGTTTCTGCAGTTTCTCATCATTCTGTTGTATGGTCGTTTTGATGTGCTCTTGAATGGCCTTGCTTTCTTCTTCTCTCTTCTTGGCCAGCAACATCCTGTAAGCCTCTTCCATTGCTTGTTTCTTGTTATACAGCTCAAGATAAAGCACTTCTTCTTCTATCAGTGTTTCTCTTAGATCAACCACACCCGGGAATAATAGATTTGGATCTATCTGTGTGCCTATATCTGATTTTGATGTGATGTTTTTGAGTTTTGGATCTTTCTTGATCATCTCGTCCAACTGTTTATTGATCATCGTCAATTCTTCGTTGGTCATACTAAGGTCAGTGTTAAGGTCACCCGTGTATTCAACCTGTTTCAGCTCACCTTTAAATTCTTTAAATTTTGATATTAACAATCCCAAAGCACCTGTGAATACTGCGATGGTGCCAAATATTATATTTCTTTTCGTAGTGGCATTGAAAGCTATCATAGCCGCATTCATACCCATAATGGCTGTCGTGATGTTAGCGAATGCTACGGCCAGTTTAAATGCTATCAGTGTGCCAAAAGCAGTCACAACTAAATCTAAATTATTGACCAATGCCTTGAATATCGCGGCTGTGGCTCTAACTGCCGTGCCCAATGCCTGTCCAAGTTGTTTGGCGGCTTCTTTGCTATTCATAGCAAAGTCTTTCATATCTAATGCTATGGCCGTTAATGCTCCAGCGAAGCCTCCTTCACCTATGGCCACTGCCACTTCTGCTATGGCATCTTTCATATTTGATATAGCACCTGTCAGTGTAGCACTTCTGGCCTCTATGGCACCAGCAAAGTCAACTCTACCAACTTGCTCTAAGAAACCTACTATACTCGCAGAGTCTTTTTCAATTGTTTTTGTTATACCTCTGAATGATACTTTTAAGCTGTCGCTTTCCGTCTTAACCTTGATACCCAGTTGTTTAAGCATCTCAAATTCACCAGTGGTGGCATTGAATACTGCTCTCGCAACATCGTCAAGTCTCTTACCCATACCAGCCGCTATGTTACCAAGGTTTTTCATCTGCTCTTCTGTTGGATTCAATCCAGCATTCCTTAGAGTTATGAAAGCATTTGATACTTCGTCTAATTGAAAGGTCGTTTTAGCTGTGAATTTACGAAGCATTTCAAAGCTCTTGGCCGCTTTCTCCGTGCTTCCTTCTATGGTTACGAGTGTGGCTCTAAGATCTTGAAAGGTCCTGATGGTATTCACTATACCTTTGATTACCGCGAAACCTCCAAGTGCCGCACCCACTTTCAATAAGGTGCTCTGTAAGCCACCCATATTGGTATTCAACCTTTTACCAGCTCTGTTTAGGTTATTGATATTCTTTTGGGCAGAGTTAAAGGCACCACGAGTATTATCTTGGGCTTTTATGTCTATGGTTAGTTTTTCGCTCATTGGCCTTCTTCTCTCTATCGTTTTTTATCTTAAGGAATGCAAACCATCCCTTAAATTCTAACTGGGACATTTTCAATACTGACTCTACACTACATTTTAGATAATCAGCAAGAGAGAATATGCTATACATATCCCCATCCCCTATTAGTTTTTTTCAATCTCCTCTAACGACATATCACTGGCCGTGTTTAATGCAGTAGCTATTCTTATTATTATTTGTGGATCTACTTCATTTAAAAGTGCTGATTTGTCACCGATTGAAAACAATCTGTCGCCATCTTTGTCAGTGGCTTTCAAGATTATAGTCTCAACCAATGCTTCATCACTCTTGCCTTGCTGTGTGAGAGCCATTATTTTTGATTCAGTCTTCATTGATGCGATAGATCTGTAGTAAATATCCACACCCCATTCATCAATGTGTAATTTGTGTAACTTCCCGCTTAATTTATCTTTGAAGTGGGCGGTTGCCTTCTTCATTACCGTGTTTGTCATCGTGCTAATCTCCTTGTATTAAAATACCCCTTCACTTTACGGGCGGTTGGTTTCAAGATCCCTGAAGGTGCTTGTTTGGATCTTCCCTTTTCCAACTGCTCAATGTAAGGCACATTATTTGAAATAATCAACCCTCTATCGTCAGTCTTCCAAGACTTTCTTGCCCTGCCAGATCGTATTGGTGTCTCTTCCTTTGCGATCTGTAATGCTCGTTTAGAAACATCACGAATCATCTGATCAACAGCTCTCTGAAGACCAGATAGATCCGCTTTACCTTTAATACGAGCCTGTATCATTAATTAAGCCACTTGAGCGAATGTCAAGTTACCTGTGCCTTGTGCCGCGAAGCTGGCTTCCACAACACCATCAACTGAAGATGATATTGAAAAAGATGTAATGATACAACTTCCTGAGATTTTAGTATTGTTTGATGATGATGCCTCGCCTGAAGGGTAAGCTTCAAAAGTTGCGATAGCTTCTTCACCTGTCTTAGATACTAATTCGTCAAGTTTTTCTTGGACTGTGTTTGTGCCGTCAAAATATACTTCACCTGAGATTGTAAAAGTATGCAATCCTGGTTTGTATTGTCTTGAGCCACCTGAGCCCATATTTGTTGTTTCTACTGTGTCTTGTGTTTGCTCAATACTGAATGATCTTAGGTTACCAACAGCTGTCAATGATAAAGAATCACCTGTATCAGCAAGTTTAAGAGCACCGTCAAAGCCATTAAATGTAGCCATTTTTAGTCTCCTTTGTTTTCATCTGAAGGATTAATTTCCTCAGATATTTCTTTGGTTTTGCCTAAGTCAATGTTAATTGGCTCTCCATCGTTAAACGGTGAGTCAATCTCCAAATCACTTGCTTCAACCTTGACTTTGGCTTTACGAGTTTTAGCAGGTGATTTTGATGGTTTGGATTCAGTGGGAGTCCAGCTCCAACCTTCTTCGTTTACCATCTTTCTTGCTTGAGTCAAACTACAAGCAAATTCTTTTTGATCCTTATATATGATTCTTAATCCCATTATACGGCTCCTTTAGTGTATTTATATAAAACCTTAAATGTTATGTCAACTTGGCCTATTGGATATACCGTGCCATCATCAACCGCGATGGTTGTGACATAACTGTTGAAGGCCTTTGAGTTTCTACTACGATCAACCTCAAGTTTCTCGCATATGGCTTCAATTATGGCATTCCTCTGTGTGTCTATGTTGTTGTTTACTGTTGTGGCTGAGCTTGATGCTCTCACATAAGCTGTGATGGTGTAATCTATGTCACCAAACCTTAGGTCAGCCATAGTCTCATCGCTACGGGCTTCTGTTGTAGTCCGCACCATAATACAGGGGTATTGCTCAATTGAAATATTTGTTGTGTTTATTGGGTTTCTTGACACCAACTTCACTTCAGGGACGGTAATCCCTTGTAAATCAGTGACAATGTCCAGTGCTATATCTTCTCTTATAGACACGGTTTACCTCACCAATCTGCCGAAATGCTCTGGTTGTTTTTCTGAATCTTCCACAGTGCCATCTCCATCAAAATCGTATTCAATACCATCTTGTAATAGAAGGTCAAACTCTTCTCTGAATTTGCTCTTGTAGAAGTCTATCATCATTCTGAATCTGTCTGGCTCAGCTGAATGTTGTGTTAGTCTTGGGAATATGTAGTATGCCAGTGTGTGAAACACTGCCGCTCTCTTGAATTGTGCGGCTGTTAATTTTGTTAAATCCATCTCTATGTTAGTGGATGCGAATAAGGCCCTGCCTGAGTAACTGCCGCTGACCTTGGCCCACCATTCTATTCTCAATAATCTCTGTATGTCCGCAGTGGTCTTAGAATGTAGATCACTAAAGTCTATGATACCAAACTCTTTGATTGTTGGCTCATATTCTAATAAGTCGTTGTCTGTAGCATAGTTGCTCATTGGGTGTCTCCTTTGTTAGCATTTGGGCGGATCCAGTCTCCCTTAGCCGCCCAAATAATGTTATCAAATAGATTCAAACTAATGATTAGTCTGAGTCTGATCCAATTAATTTAACACCGTGTGCATTTTGAAGAATCGCTTCTCCTTTTACCATACTCATCATAACATCAGTAGATCTTTTAGCTACTTGATATTGTGTTTGCATATTGATTGTGCCTCTTTGAGCATAACCAATAGCCGTTGGTGCGAAGATGGCACCTACTGCATTTGATTCAGCATCTGAGTCAGTGTTTAAGTCTCTTTTTACAAGAGATGATTCAAACACTTGACAGCCAGCTAATGAGCCAATGTAGTATTGTCTTAGAGTTGAGTTACCAATCTCAGAAGCGGCTAAACCAGCACCCGTTGTAGAGTGTGTTAGCAATTTCTTTAATTGAAGAGCTTGTCTTGGTGATACAACTGCCGCTAATGGGCCTACCACTTTCGCCGCTCTTAAAGTTGCAACTGCTTCAAAGAAGTTGTCAACTGTGATTGGTGAGTCTTCTGTGCCAATTGATGATGAGAATGAATTGAATAATGCAAAAACATCAGTGTCAATTTTCTCTGCGATAGCCTGACCAGCATTGAAGCCTAAGTCAGCCATTACATCTCTCTCAGCTGAGTCTCTTAACATATCTGTCACATCAAAGTATGTGCCAATTTCTGCTAATGTAATATCAACTGAAGTAGTGTTAGTATCTGCGGCTGAAGGAGCTGTGCCTTCTGTTAAGTCGCCTGCTGATACACCTGCCCAAATTGGCACTTGCATTACTTTACCTGCACCAGCTGGGTATGTGAATTGAGTTACTAATTGTCTTGCTACACTTGATTCATATGCGGCGAATTGAGCATCAGCAAGGAGTTTAGTAAACAATTCTGAGTTAATTGTAGTATTGTTAGCCATTTTATTTCTCCTTATGGTCTATGTTTAATATTTGGACTTGGTCTTATCCAAGTAATCCTGATAGATCTTTCTATCAGAAGGTTTCGTCATATCCAATTTGCTTATATCAAACTTTTCACCGCTACCAGCATTACCAACTTTTGTTTCACTGCCAGCACCTGATGGGCCAGCGGCTACGAAGTGTTGGTTAGCCGTTAAAAATTCTTTAATCAAACCGTCAATGCCAAGATGTGATCCATCTTCGCTGTATCTTGTTTGACCTGATTTAGGATCAACAACTTCAACCTCACCAGCTTCATTCAACTTAACTTGGTCTTTGAGTAGTGTCGCCACTTGATTTGGATTCACAGCACGGTTTTTAGCCGCTATGTCAACCAAACTCCCATCAACCTTGATAGTTTTGACTTGTTTCATCAGTGTGTCAATTTGGCCATCTTTCTTTTCAATGGTTTCTTTCAACAACTTCTCAAACTCGCCTTTGGCTTTGAGCTTGTCTTGTCTCTCCTTTTCAGCCTTCATTGATAATTCGTTGTAATACTCCGGGTCAATCCCATCGTATTTCTTTTCAAACTTCCTTCGCTCACGAGCGATTCTGTCCGCAACTACTTTATCCAAGTCAGCCTGTGTAAAAGTCTTTGCCTCATTTGTTGATTCTGTAAAATCTACATCATCAGTTTGAGCTTGAGTTGGCTCAGTGTTTTTAATTTCCGTTTCACTCATCGTTTTCTCCTTTTTTAAAAGTTATAAGTTTAACTCCAACAATATTTGTTGTGATATACATATTTAGTCCTTGCTCAGCTTCTCGCGAGCTTCACTTAGATTTTTTTTACTCTGTTGTATTATTACAGGCACTGGGGCACTGTTTTTACCACCTTTGGTGTAGTTGGGGTGGCTCCAAAAGTATACACAGTTTTTTAGATTGTTGTCATCTTCAAAACCCTGTATCAATTCGTCTAAAACCTCTACATCATCTGGCACATTGAGGTATATCACGGCATCATAGTATTCATCTTGCCAATACATATCCAAACGATGTATCTGGCTGTGATTGTAAGGCTCAAACCTTATACGGCCGTGTAGAAAGCTCTCAAGGCTCCAGGGACATACCCGCTCAATTGAGCGAAAGTATTCATACCAATTAATCATTAACCTCTTGATCTTTTAGCTCTACTTGATTTTTTTGATTTTTTCTTCTTGTCTTTTTTAGTCATTCTCGCCATTTTCTTCTCCTTGTGTGTTGAATAGAGCTGATATCTCTGGGTGTGTAGCAAGTATTTCTTGTTTGCTCATACCTGACTGTATCATCTCCATCATATGTGTAACTAAATCATCCGCTGTGGTTACAGGGGTGTGTGTTAAGGTCGTTGCTCCACCTTCTTGGGTTGAAGCTTTCACTTCAGCCAACAAATCTTCATCTTTTATAAGAGCATCAGCTAACATATTGTCAATCTCTGCGATCAACTTGCTATTGTTTGGCATAACCTCTTTTGCTGTTTTTAATAATGCGATAGTATTCGCTTTGTCGTGTATATTAAAGCTATCTGGATAGTCAATTAACATATCTTGTGTGCTTAGACCTTGATACAAAGCATATAGATCCCAAATGTGCTCTTCAGCCAACTGTAAGTTATCTGCTTTGCTTGATAATCTACTATTCAATAGTTGAAAATCAACTTCAAGTGCCACACCTGACATTGGTGTAGTGGTTGTTGATCTGACACCACCCATATTAGCCATTCTATTGATGCTGTTTATCTTCTTATCAATACTGTCTAATATTTGATTTATACCTGATCCGTTTGGCTCAAGCAAGAATGGTTTTAATTGAGGATCTATGTCATCTGGTAATGTTATAATAGCACCAGCACCAGCAGAAGCCTGTGTTGTATTCGTCTTCACGAGACTGGGGTGATTTGATATTCTAATCAGTTGCTCTAATTCTGATAATTCGTTGTATACAGCTCTCTGTGTGTCAGCTATGTCACTTAGGTCACTTATACCAACACCTTTGGTCTGGCTACGACCAGCATAAACACAAACATAAGGCACTTTGCCAATAAGGTTTGGTATCTCGTCCACTAATTCAGCTGGGTCATTCTGCTCTTTATCAGTTAATTTTTGATATATCCTTGTGCTCTCTGGTGTCACGGTCCTATAGTAAGCACCTGATTCATCTATACCATCTAATAATGTTATCTCTGTTAATTCATATACACCTGAGCTCTGTCTCTCATATTTCCAATCTAAGACATTTTCTGGTGTGTATAGAGAAAGGTATGGTCTTATACCTTGATTTAATTCTTCAGCTCTTGTGGCTACTATTGTCCTTGGCTTATCAACCGCTATCCAACAATGTCCATAAACACTTGAATATGTGCTAACATCTTTCATAAAAGCATCAAAGCTTCTGCCGTCTAAGTCAGCATCTCTATAGAAGTTGTCTATGTTTGGGTCAGCGGCCAATTGGCCATATTCCCTCTTTGGTGGGTTTCTAAACAAGAAACTGTTGTAAGTCTCGATCACTGATTTACAGTGATTGTCCAAGGCCACATTCTTAATTCTGTTGTGATATTCATCATCTGACTCCAATACATACTTGGTAAGATACATACCAGCACGGAAGTCATTGCCTCCGTTGTATGAGTCGCTGTAATAAGTCCATCTTCTTATATTCTTCTTCCAGTCTGGATGGACGGGCAAACCAAAATATTCTATTCTATATTCTATATCAAAAGCATCGTAGATCTGTGACATTGTGTCTCCTTACTGAGTCATCATATTAAAGGTTTGCGGTGTATTGTTATTTATTTCAATTGATCGCCTGATTGGGTATAGATACTCAATAAGGTATCCTATCGCATCCGCCATATGCGAGAGGTTATCAGAATCATCTGGCTGTGATGTGCCAGGTTTATATATCATTCTACTCAAACTCTTAATCACCGCTTTACAATTTGGTGTTACCCAAAGTTTCTGTTGTCCGTTAGCACTCTTGAGAGCACTGTTGACAGCATTTATTCTATCCCTTACCGCGGGGTTTCTTGACCTTGTATAGCAAGTAAAACCAGCATTCTGTAAAATACTAAGGTCTGTCCTGCCTCCAGCACTTGTTTTTCTCTGTCTTGATGCTGAGTCTGGATATACCACAACACGGTGTTTAGGGTATTTATGCTTTATCTCCTTGACTATTTCATCTGTGTTGGATCCCAACATAGCTATCTCATCAAAACACAATATACCTTCTGGTATCCTACAACATATGGCCGCACTCATTGGGTCTATGTTAAAGTCCATACCAATCAATATCTCGTGTATCTCTTTTGGTTTCTCTTTGTGATATATGCTGTGTGGTCCATAAGAAAAATATATCTGCCCTGAGTAAGTCTCAAAAGAAGCTTCATACTCTTGTCTAAATGTCCGCTCGTCCAAGTCAGCACGAGCCTGCTCTATCTCTTCAGCTGGCACTTGATTACCTTCAAGTGTGGTGAATTGAAAGCTGGCCCAATTCTTGGGATCTATACTGGCCTGTTGATACAAGTCATATGCCCAATTGGCTATACCTTTTGGTGTGCCTGTGAAAAGAGCACCTCCTCCAGTGTCAGACAGTGTGGGTCTCAACACTTCGTAGAATGCTTCAGCCTGTATGTCTTGAAATTCATCTAAAATTATGTAGTTTAAGCCCAAACCTCTCAACCTATCTGGTCTATCAGCCGATCTTAGGGCTATCAGGCTACCATTCACTAATCTTATAGAAAGATCTGATTCGTTTATCTTCTTGGCCCATTGTAGCTCAATCAATTTATTCTTCAGCTTGTCCCATACTATCTGTTTGGCCATACTGTGTGTGGGTGCTATATACCAAACCGTCTGATCAGGTTGGCTCGCGGCTTTACACAATTCTCTTATCGCGAGGTGTGTTTTGCCCACCCTACGACCAGCCACCATAACTTTGAATCGTTTTGTGGAGTCAGAGACCTGCTTCTGTGGATTGTTTAATGGCATTGTAGTATTATTTATTTAGAGATAGAAGTTATACAGTAGCACCGCGAATATGATGTGTATTATCGTAAGTGCCACTATGTATATCATTTCTGTCGTTTCTCTCTGGCCAACACCAACCATACCTTGGGTCCATAAACTTCTAAACCCAGTCCGCCTGGTATTATGTTTACATTGACTTTATCTTCACTGTCTTGTAGCTTGCCAGCCACTTCAAAAACCTGGTCATCATCCAGTGTGATCATCTGTGGTTGTGCTATGCCTGATACTTCTTCTGGCGATAGATCACTTTCTACCCTTTCGATCACCTTCAACCTATTCTGTTGCTGTGCCAATTTATCGTCTTTCTGTCTTGCTAATTTTAGTTGCATACGAGTCCATTCTGCTTTTGACACCCACATTGGCTCACTGTCGCCGCTGTAGATACCTGGATTCTTTGGATCTTCTTGTAAGTCCATAAGGGCATCACCTATTTCAGCTTTCGCCACTATGTCCCGCCATTTACGAGCATAGTTGTCCATAGTTGGATCAGCATAAGTCTTCTTGCCATTAGCAAAGTCATACCTACGGATAATCTCACTGTGGTATCTGCTGGTCTGATCTTTTATACCAGTGATAGCACTGTGCTCATATGGTGTGTTTAGTTTAATCTTTGATAAGTTTTTTTTATAATTTCTATAAGTCATAGTCTACTGCCTTTCTTTTGTTTAAAGTATTTATAATATACACTAAAAATCACGACGAAACGACCTTTTTTCTGGTGCTTGGGTAATTTATTTTCTTCCTGTCCATCTCCCATTCTTCATATGATAGATCAGGCCTCAGCTGTCTCCATATCTGTATATTCTTGTTGTATGTGTCATAGTGCTCACACATCTCCTTTATAGTCATACCACATTCTCTTGAATGTTTGGTGCCTCTTGGGTTGTAATATCTGTTTATTGATTTAACCATACTTCTTTGTGTCCTTCCCTTCTAAATCGTTGTATCGCGGTGTCGCTGTTATCGTATGCCTTGGCCTGTAGCAACTGGTCAACACCAGCTTGGCTGTCAGTTATGAATGTCTTCGCGAAAAATATGAAGTGATTATCATATGTCATATTTGGCATCCACTGTGTGTATCTATCAAACTGCTCTTGGTTTTTATGTCCCCGTTTGTGATTCCACAAAATATGAAATGGGTCAAGCAATTCAAAGTCATCGCCTATCAGATCTGGTTTCAACCATTCGCCTAACAGTATGCCACCTTCGGTCATTATACCACACTGTGGTGAAACTGGAGCACCCCTCATCCAAAACTCGTTACTGAAATTATTAACGGTTTGTAATGTGGTGTCATTGCTTATCATTTTGACAGCTGGTGATTCCGTCCTCTTCTCATACTGTCTCATACAGTGATCAGTTATTATCAAGGGCAAGTATTCTCTCCTCAATATGTGGGTCAAACTCTTGGTTGGATCTAACATCCCCTTGCTATCTTTGAAGTATGAATCAACGGGTTGTATCTTGATCATCTTCAAGATAGCAAACCTTCTCCATTGTTGTGTGTTGCTGGGCACCACTTTTGTGTTTAGTGTTATACTGTAATGTCCATCATCATCAGCTCTAAGATTTTCAACCTTGTTTATCTTCCTGCTGAAAGGTCTGGCCTTACCACGATCATTTAGTAGATTCTTAAATCCTGGTATGCTGGTTTCTATGCTTTTCATTTCAGCTTCAGCATCACTTATATTGTTATTCAATTGTGTTTTCATTTTCTACTGCCTTTCTTTTGTTATACTACTATTATACAATTTTTAAGCCAAGTTGTCAACCACATATTAACCCACTTTTAACTTGTGGATCATCAGGTCTTTTTCCATTTGCTCTTGAGCCTTTTGACTAAGGTGTATCATAGATTTGAAAAAGTCAAGATCCCATTCTATGGTCTTCTGACCCCATTCATTTGGCTTCCTATCCCTTTCTTCGTGGGCGAAGTTTATGATGATATTCAGTTGGCCTGGGTCCTTGTGTAAGGGCACTATCTTCTTCATTTTAACCAAGCTACGATAATATCCTTTCTTTTTGACCATTTCTTCCATATAATCTTTCTTGGATTTTTGTAGTTGTAATCTCAATCTCTTCTCAAGTTTCTTCACATAGTATTCAGCATCTAAGGTCACTTCTTTACCAAATTGTTTTACAACTATGGGTTTGGCTCCACACAATCTCCAGAATAGATAACTTTTTAAATGTATTGAATGAAAGTGTTGTCCCAGATAGCTTGAGTTTATACCACAGTTATATTCTTGATCTTTGAGCCACTTGATCATCACTGGCTGATAGCTGGGGTTGTCTATAAATTCACCCCAACCAACTGTGTCATTTATACTGTGCCACTTTTTATACTTGTCGTGCCATTCACTCATTACACCGTTTCACCGTATTCATCACACTCATCAACAGTATCTATCTCTGGATCGTATTCATCAGCACAAGGATCGCTATCCCATTCAGTCCAGTTTTCTGGGCAATCATTCATTGATAGATCTGATGTGTAATCCCAAGCATCAAATTCTCCATCGCTGATTTTATGTTTGACCAGGTATTGAGTTTCACTTACAGTGGCTCTCCTTACATTAACCTTATAGTATTTGTAAGATCCTTCTTTGATCACTTCTACTAATTTTTCTTTTTCTTCTATCGTCGCCATAGTTTTTATCTCCTTTTTTAATTTAACTATATCTTATTATATAACATTTTAGTTTTTTAGTCAAGAAGTTTTTTTCCAACTTTGTATCCTACGGATGCAAATATCTACATAGTTTGCATCCAGCTCACAACCTATGAAACTGTGTCCTAATTCTACCGCGGCCATACCAGTTGATCCTGATCCACAAAATGGATCCAATACCGTGCTGTTATCAGGTGTGACCAACTTGATCAGATACCTCATAAGTGCCACTGGCTTCACGGTTGGGTGGTTGTTGAAAGGCATCCTCTCTTTACGGCTGACCTTTGGACAATAGAAATACTTCTGATAGTCCGGTATCTCACCCAACACATTTGATGGGAATCTACCTTCTGATAATTTGTATTGTTTTTTTTTATTTTTATTTTCTCCACCAATAGTGCTGTATTTCTCTATACCATCACCCGCCACTAAGCCACCTTCTGCATTTATTTTTCTTACTTCTGCAATTCTTTCAGGTGTGCTTGGAATCCTTGTAGCATCTATGTTGAGTGCCCCAACACCGTGCTTCAACACATTGTCTATGGCTGATCCTTTGAATGGCTTCCTGGCCATCACTATGGGCTCGTGTGCTGGTTTCAGTGCTGTCTTCCAACCTGCCCATTTTTGTGCTTCTGGTGATGTTGGGATTACTTGTTTGATGACACCATCTTGTTGATCACCTTTGGCATCTAATTTCTTCATCATACGATTTATACCACCACCTGATCCTGTCCTACCTGCACATTCAGTCACGGCATCAAGATCTATTTCTTTATATTTTTCAACACCTTGTCTCTTTTGTATTGCTTTGCCTATGTCTTGTGCTTTAGGGAATCCAGAAGAATACAACCACATAAGTTGATCCCTTATCTCAAATCCCACTGATTCTATGTTTGTAGCAAGTTGGTGGTATGTCCTCGCGGCACTAAAGGCCAATATATACCCACCAGGCTTCAAAACCCTGAAGCATTCTCGCCAGCATTCCAAGGCACCAGTATTCTTGTCCCAGTCCTTGTCTAAAAATTCTATGCCATATGGTGGGTCAGTTATTATTGAATCTATGCTGTTGTCTGTGATGTTTTTTAGAGTAGCGACATTGTCACCTAAGTGTATCTTATAACTCATTTGTTATCTCCTTTGAGTAGCAGTTATTTTGTGTTAGTATTTAGCGGTCAAAAAAACCCCCACACTCCGCGAAAAGTGTGAGGGCTATATATACTATTTTTAGGAGCATTATCGTATGTCAGTGCGATAATACAAATATATTTATACAGTATATTTGCTCCGTTGTCAACCTCTCTTATTTGCCTTGACCACGGTATTTCTTGTAGCTTCTTCTCCGGTGTTTATTCATTTTGGTCTTGCTGGGCTTACGACCAATGTTTGTCTTGTGAAAAGTTGGCTCGTGTGTGTTTGTTTCTCTAACCTTTGCCATTATTTTTGCCTTATGCTATCTATGAAGTTATACACCCTGCCAAACTGTTTGTCAATGCTGACCAGGTCCTGTTGTATCATAGCAACCAACAACTGTAACTCCATCAGTGTCACGAGTGTCCAGGTTGCCAGGCCCATCAATATGGTGCCCAATAGTGCTATCAACATCGTGTTTGTTTTCCTTGTCATACTACAGCCTATGGTTATACCAGAGATAGTCTTCTATCTCCCTCATTAACTTTTTAGTCTCCGACGGCATACCTTTGTATTGCTTTAATTTACGATAGTATCTTATCACGACTTCAAGGGGTAATCTGTCTAACTTCATTTGGTGTCTTTCTTCTTGACGGCACCTGAGCCCACATATAAGCCAAAGAAACCTGCTCCAGCACCCACAACCACACTAACAAAACCAGCTTGTGCATTCGTTGGATCTGGCATAGCCATAAACCAAGTGGTCACGGCATAGAAGGCATAACAATACATAGTCATCAACACCCTTGGTATCAATCTCCAGTTGCCCATAAATTCAGGTATTTCACATTTCAAGAAATGCCATATATTTTTAATCGTTTTATAAATCATCTAAGTTTATCTCCACTATTTCCGGTGTGATAAAGTATTCTCTTTCTACTTTCTTCACAGCCGCCATCGCCTGACCCCTCGTTGAGTAGATCAGCTTCTTGTATTTCCTTATGGTGGCATTTGGTCCATATTCCTGTGGCCTTATGTTGACCAGCCACTGTTTTTCATATGCCAGACCATACAAGCAAGGTGTTGATGCCAGATACCTTTCTCTATGAGTGTAATTTTTGGCTACTTCTCTATAAACAAAAGGTCTGCTCATACAACTATTTATTGCTTTCTTGATCTTGTCCGTTTTGAGTTTTTTCATCATCACTCCAAGGTAAAGGGTGTTTGCTACCTTCAGAAGTGGGTTGGTCCTGTTGTCCCAAGATGTTTTTTCCAAGCCATATCAGCATTGAGGTGTTACCATTGAGTGCTACCTCAAGTTGTGCCTTCCTTAACCGCTGTTTAGTCTGTGATCTGGCTTTTTGTATTAATTTTGCGAAATTGTATTCCAATGTCTTTATTGGTATGTCAAAAAAGTCCGCAATCTCAGTGTTTGTGCAGTGATATGATGCCAATTTCTCCACTTCTGCTGGTGGTATTATGGTCTTTGTGTCACCTCTGCCCACTATGAGTCCCTGTTTGGTCATCTCACCAAACCTTGGTTGCTTACGATCTTCTTTTTGGGGTGTTTTGTCTTGCTCTGTCATCTGGTCTCCTTTTTTAACGGTGTTGTATCACCTATGTGTTTGCCCGTTTACCCAAACGGTTTGGTCTTTTAGAGCTTATAGAAAGTCTTCTTCTACTTTTACTCTGAATCTTTTCACAGCGGTCCTGTTGTCATTGGTCACGATCGTATTCTTCACGGTATATACCGTGCCTGCCGTGCCTCCACTCAAGTTTATGGTCACCAACTTGCCGTTGTTGTGTAGTGAGTCTGAATCCAAAGTTATGCCTGAATCCACCGTCACCGTTGATGTGCTTATGTGATCACCAGATGCCAAGTAGTTTGAGTAGTCCAGTTGGTAATCCAATACTGCTTGTGGATCTTTCCTAATGTAAGCACCTTGGTTATCTCTTTCAAATCCTGTTGTCGCTGTCATATCAATATTTATCCTTTTTAAAAGTTAGTTTCTACGAAGAAGTGATACACGAATACACGACCTGAGTCAAGTGTTATGGTGTATTTGATTGGGTGTATGCCCGTGGCCGCGGGTTTTATATAAGCAACGACCTGATGTGGTAACAGTGTGTCAGTTTCATCGTGGTCAATCCTGTAGAGTGTGGCATCAAATGTCACATCTGGGCTGGTGCTGGAGGCCACAAAATCTATGATCTGATCAGTGTCCAACAACATATCATACAGCTCAACAGCAACATCTTTCACACTGCCCACTGGTATCTCTATCTTGTGTCCTTGGTTTATCCGCTCGTATTCTTTGTAGTCAGCCATTAGTCTCCCGTGCCTCTCATATCCAACACCCTGGTGTTGCTTGATAATTCAAATTTTCTATCATCGCTATCAATTGATAACGATCTTGTATTCGCTGACAACTCAAATTTCCTATCATCAGTGTCAGCTGACAGTATCCTGGTCTTTAAAGGTCTGAATGTCCTTTGTATGGCAGGGTCTTTGTATATCACTGCCGTTTGTGTGGTCGTTAATTCACTCGTGTAAGTGCCCATCTTGGCCGCACTCATACCTATCAACACACCATACAAACCAGTGGCATCAAAACTTAGATTACTGCTTATTTCTGCTGGTGATCCTATGAAGTTTATGAGATTGGTTGCTTTCACACCCACGAAAGAATCAGGTGATCGCATATTGACATTGAAACTTGGATCAATAGTGTAACCAGTCCTGATCATACCAGCTAAACCTGTCTGTGTGACATCTATGTTGGTGCTCAAATTACTCACACCTGTTAATCTTATACGGGCATCTACATCTGGTAAGTTTAAGTTACTGCTCTGTGCCTCTGGTATGCCCACTAATTTAAAACCACCCAATGCTGATACACTGTTATCAACTGACATACCCAATGCTTGGACTCTGTGTGTCACCACAGCTTCAGTGGTCATTGTGATACTCGCTGATACGGTCTCTGGTGCTACTCTAACTGGCTCTTGGTAAGCCACTTGCATTATGGCATAGCCACCTATCCATTCTTTCCCTTGTGAGCTGTTGCCTGTGAAGTGTCCTTTCGTGGCATCTGGTGTGTAAGCACCGCAAAAGTTATCTGAGTTGTCCGTGCAGTTGAAATGTGTGGCCGTGCTACGATACAGATTAGTGCTTGTGTTTTCTTCGTTGCTCCAAGGCACTAACACCGTGGCCCCTTCATCAGCATCATTGAATACTGAATTGTTACCAACACCAAAATTAGCATTGGTCAATTGGCTGTAAGTCAAGCCAGCCTGGTTACCAAGATCCCATACAATAACCTCTTCTGGTATGTGCCAACCTCGCTTGCCACCTGAGAATGAGCTGAGAGTATCTTCAATGGCACTGGGATACCTGTTTAATACATCAGCGGTGTCTGAAGTTTTTAATACCGTCTGATCAGGTTGGCTGGTTGTATCAACATCAGCTGGATCCGTTGTTATAAAATCACTCTGTCCAACACCTAATACTCTATTTTCATTAATGGATCTATTCCATAAGAGGTGATTCCATAATTTTATATTCACAGTATCTATCTCAATTGAGCTGGTGTCAATCTCTGATGATGAATAAGTCAATGAGCTTAGGCTATCTGTGTGATAGTATAACTTGTCATTGTCTGGTCCATCTGCCGCGAATACTTTACCAAAAAGACCATTGACCGCGAAACCCCTCGCCACTTGTCCATTCAATAAACCAAATTGTGTCCTGATGTTTCTGATACTTGAGTTGCTGTCCCTTATGTGGCTACCAAAACCATAACCTTTCGTGCCCCATTGTGAGAAATTTATGTTGGGATTGGCCGCCGCAAATGTTTTTATTATTGGACCCGTTTTGTTTCTGGTCCTACCCGTGTAATTCAGTTTGGCACTTATGTGATACACTTCTAAGTTAATGGTGCTATGTGCAGTGCCACTTGGTGCTCTTAATTCAGCCCAAATACCAAAAGCATCTTTAGGATCAGTGTCACCATCTGCTGGTGTATGTGTATCTCTGTCATCAATGTTTTTTATAACATCATCTATAGATACCGTTATCTCATATGTGGCTTTGGAGTCAGTTATAGTAGTTTCACTACTATTATATAATTGTGTTGTTTCAAAGTCACCACATCTTATAAAAATATTTTTATTCGCGGTGCCATCAGGTAAGTTACATACTATCTTGAATGTCAAACTATTGATAGTGGCCAAGCTATCTACTTCTAAAAAGTCAAAACAAAATCTGGGTTGAGAGCCAGCTGGCATTTCAGCACCCGTAATACTTTCTATTGTGGCTATTTTTGTATTTGTGTCATAGCTATTTTTTAGTAAGAAAGCACCTAATCTTTGACCATTAACTTCGGTGTTGGTTGGTTGATTCCAAGCACCCCATATGGGTAACCTGTAATCAGTTACTACATTTGATCGCGAAAGGTGATGTGCTATGTGGCTGTCGTAAGCCTCAGCTTCAAAACTTGTTGTTAATGCTATGTCGCCTGTGGAGATTGTTGGCATCTTGTGTTATCTCCCTTCATTAATTTCTAAAACCTTAATCATTATGTCACATCCGCCCAACTTGATCCGTCATAGACTCTTACTTTGTTTGATGTTGTGTTGAAATATATGTCACCAGCATCTTTATCAGTTGTTGGGTCACTGCTCGCTGTGTGTAATTTCAACGAGCCACCTAATTTTACTTTGTCTTTTGAAGCATCAACCCTTAACACATCATCCACATCATCTCCGTGGACTCTGAAATCCACATCTAATTTTTGTGGATTCACTTTGATCTGATCACCAATTCTAAGTTTTTCTGTTTCAGCACTTGATCCTGCCGCTGTGCCTGTGTCAAGTGTCCTAAATTCAATTTGACCACCCATCGCTGTTGCTGAGTGATCTTCAGAAGCTCTAATATCAACCGTCCCACAACCATAACTGAATACACTGTTACCAGCACCATCATCTCCTTGGTAAGGTGCTCCAAAGAATCTAAAGATGATGTCACCTTCTTCCAAGTAAGTGTCATCACCGTAATCTGATCCACCTGTTGGTCTCGCTTTAGCGGCCCATATGTTGTTGTATCCGTTTATTGAGTTGTTTTTCAATACCAATGCTGGATATTCATATTGACCATTACCTTCAACCTGTATACCAGTGTTGAATAACATACTTGATCCTGATGAATCACCCTCAGGTGCTCCATAGTTGGCTCCATTGTTTGTGCCTTGGTTACCATTGTGTATGATCAAACCATTAGCATTGTGTTGCTCTATGATGTTTGTTTTGGCTCTTATTTGTCCCGTGCCATTTGGCTCAATGGTTAAGTTTCCATTGCTCGCTGTTATCAGCTTACCGCCGATCAATAATGTTTCATCTGTGGCATCTATCTTCAAGATATTGCTGTTGGTGTCACCATTTACGACAAAGTCTAAATTTTTATTGTCTGGGTTAATTACTAATTCTGATCCTACCAATGACAGTCCAACGATCCTATCGTTTGATGTGGTGCCTGAGCCACCTGACTGTCCTGATGGTAACACATCAAAGATCATTTTACCACCTCTGGTATCTCCAGAGAATAGCTCATTGGCTGATGTTGTTATCGTCGCACTTGGTGCCGCATCACTGCTACCACCATAACCCGTGCCATCGTGTCCATAGAAATTGATCTGGCCCATTCGTTTGCCTGAAGCCAGTGCTGATGGTGATGCCGCTGTGCCATTTGATGCTTTGAAGTTAAACTGACCATTTGGGAAGTTTGTAAATGCACCACCTGCCGCTGAGTCACCTAATTTGTTTCTCAATGGGTTTGATCCATCTACCCCTTGTCCATTTGATATGATATCAATCACTGGCCAAGTGTTACCCGTGTTACCAACTATGATACCTGAAAGGTTGTATGCTGAATTGTTGTTGTTTGGTGAAGCACCTGTTGAGCTAAATTCATTTGCTGTTGACCCAATCCTGATACCTCTGTCAATATCCAATATGGTGTCATATTTTGTTGCGGCTGTGCCTGAATCAGCATTTGTGGTATTTTCCACATAGTCATAATCTCTAAATTCCGCCGCCGTCTGTAGTGTGCCTCCAGCATCTTTGACTTTCAAGTGTATCTCTTTGTCTGTTGTGTCTGCTGATACAGTAATATTGGCTGAGCTTGATGTTATTGTTTTATCCAACACATCCAATGACCCACCCAGTTGCGGACTTGTATCTTCTGATAAGTTTTCTAAAGGTGAAACTGCAACAAATTCCAATGCTGAAGCACCTGAATTGACTTTTACAAATTTTGATCCCGCTGATGTGAAGTTGGCTGGTGTGTCTGTTAATCCTACAAATGTTGATCCTGAGTCATCTGCTATGATGAATTTACTTGTGGTTGAATCATATTTCAATATCTTACCATTTGCTACACCAGTTGTATTAACATCTGA